CGGTCATCTGGTCTTCGGCCGCCTCAGCGGCAATCGCCGAGACCTGTTCCGTCAGGCTGCCCCACCGGCCGAGCGCGGCTTCGAGCTCGCGGTTGCTGTCGGTCTGCTTCTTGGTGGCCTTGGCGTCGTCGTTGCGGGCGCGCACCGACTTCAGCGTGGCCTCGGTGAGCTTGCGCACCCGGGGGTCGAGGTTGGAGAGCACGCCGTCCAGGTCGATGGTCTCGACGGCCGCGGCCTTGGCCTGGTCGGCGAAGCCCATGACCATCTCGGACCCGCGCCGGAGGTGCTCGACGTTCATGCCGAGCGCTTCCCCGAGTTCGGCCACACCCATCCCAAACAGGGCCAGGGTGCGGATCGGCGACGTCAGCGCGTCGACGAACGCCCCGGTGAGGAACTTGGCAAACGCCTCGAGGGTGACCTGCCCGTCGCCGAACGCGGCGATCGCGTCCGCGGCCTGGTAGCCGAAGTGCAGGATCAGCTCGGCGCCCTGCTGGACGACCGGCGCAAACTTGGCGCCGATGACCACGATCGCCTGGTTGAAGCCGGCGCCGAGCGCGTCCATCGCGGCGTTGGCCTGCTCAATCGAGGCCTCCATCGCCGGGTCGACCGGGATCCCCAGGCCGTGCAGGGCGTCGACAGAGCCGAGGGCGGCGCGCTGCAGCATCGCCAGTCCGGCGACGGCGCCGACGGCGGCAACGCCAGCACCGGCGATCCCAACGCCGACGGGGCCGATCGCCGTGGCCACACCGCCGAACGCCTTGCCCATGTCCACGATGTCGCCGACGACGCCGCCGAACGCGACCTGGGCGCCCTGCTGGATGTCCCCGAGCGCGCCCTTGAACTCCGAGTCCATCTTCTTGGCGGCGCCGGCCGTTGCCCGTTCGGCGGCCTTGAAGTTGGCGGCCAGGGCCTTCACCATCTTCTTGGCTTCGGCCTCGGTAACGCCGGGGATCTTGGCCAGCTCGCTGCGAAGGCTCGACAGGTCCGCGCGCAGGTTCAGGTCGACGTTGCTCACGCAGCCCCCTTGCCGTTTCCGACGTCGTCGAGAAGGCGGCGCACCTCGTCGGCGAGCTCGTCGGAGTTGTCGATCGCGGGCTTGCGCAGCAGGACCTGCCAGGGGTTGCGCCCCCCCAGCTTGTTCGCCTTGATGTACCGGGTGTACTCGGCGCCAGAGTACAGACGCAGCGCCACCTTGTCGGAGCTGGACAGCACGACCTCCATGCCGAGCTGGTCACGGGACCGCGGCCCGGACTTGGCCCTGCGTCCGACCGGCCAGTCGTTGCGGGCGCGATCGAGGAGCCTGCCGCCGTAGGCCTCCATGCGGTTGAGCACCGGCGAGGCCACGGCAGACAGTCGCTCGATCAGAGGCTCAAGGCCTCGGATGTCGACCTGTTGTCCGCCCACCCTCGCCGTGATCATCGCGTCCCCTTCGTGGTCGGAGGCTTCTTCGGCGCCGTCCGGATGCGGTAGTCCGCCAGGAGTTCGACCTGGTCCTGCTTGTCGAGCTGCCCCCACCAGGACGGGGGTTGGCTGTGCTCGCGGCAGATCGCGAGCTCGACTACCCGTCGCTGCCCGGCGGCGGTTCGGAAAAACCCTCGGCGGCCTTCACCTCCGCCTCCGTGATCACCTGCGACATCAGCCAGCGGACGGCCTCGTCGCCACCAGCGATGATCTCCTCGCGGGAGACGCCGGCGGTGCGCAGCGCGTCGTACATGGCCCCGCCGAACTTCACCGGGTTGGTGTACGCCGCGACCTTGAGCTGGCGGGTCAGCCGCGGCACCGACAAGCCGATCGCGGCGGCCCGGGCGCGCAGGCCGTTGCCGTCGACCTGGGCCAGCCCCAGGACCTCGTCGAGGTCGCACTGAGAGCGCGCCGGCTCGAGGTTGTACTCGGCGGCCGGCTTGCCCTTGAACGTCAGGGTGACGGAAGGCATCAGGCCACCGCGGCGGCGATGTCGCCGGTGGTCGCGCCGTACTGGGTCCAGGACATCGACAGCGTGTCGCCGGTCTCGCCCTCGGCGTAGTCGAACTGGAAGTCGCAGTCCTCCAACGTGAAGGTGTGGTCGGCGGAGTCGCCGAGGTTGGTCCCCTCGACCGTGAAGCTGATGTCGAGGGTGTAGACGTCGCCCAGGGCGGCCGTGGTGCTGACGGCGTCGGCCCAGAGCGTGCCCGTCTTGCGGGTCAGCGCGTCCGTGATGTTGGCGGCGCCCGAGCCCTTCGACCCTTCGGTGAACAAGCAGGTGAACGAACCCGTCGGGTACGCCCGCTTGCCTTGCCGGAGCGTGACGAGCTCGCCGCGCGACTCGATCGCGACGGTCTCCCTCAGCGTCTCCTTCAGGCCAGACACGCTGAAGTTGCCTTGATCGAACGTGACCGCCAGGGTCTTGGGAGTCCCCGTCCCATCCTTGAGGGTGATGAGGCCGTCGACCCACGTTTTCACGATTGCGGACATGGTTACTCCAGAGCGATGCGATGGGAGGCGGCGAACTCCATCGTGACCAGCAGCCACGTGCCGTCGCCGACGAGCGCCCGGTCGGACCGGACGATGGAGATGTGGCCGTCGAACGACGTCGCCAGCGCGGCCGCGCGCACGGCGTCTTCGGCGTCGAGGCCGGCGTCGGCGTCGGCGACCTGACTTTCGGAGCGGATGCCCCACAGGAACCGGACCATGACTCGGCTGTTGGCCAGGCCTCCGACCGCGCCGCGCTTTCGGGCGGAGCCCTCAATCGCGTTGGGGCTGGCGGAGGTCGGGATGCCCACGGCAAACGCGCCGTGGGCAACGCCGGAGCCCTCGGCCTGCGGGAACACGTCGTACGCCCAGGCCGACTCCGACCACGGCGCACCGAGCGCGGAGATCTCGGACGCCACCAGGGCGCGCAGCTCGGACGCGGAGGTCACTGGCGGCCCCCGAGCCAGAAGCCGCCACCGCCGGCGCTCTGTCGGCGATGGTTCGGGAAACCGTCGGTGGACGTCTCAGTCCACTGCAGGTCGTTCCAGGCGCGCTCGTACGCCTTCATGTACCGCGCGGCCTTCTCGGCCCAGGCGCCGTTGTTGCGGCTGCTGAGGTCCTCGAAGATCAGCCCCAGCGCAAGGTTGCGGTGGACGGCGCGAAACGCGGACGGCTCCATGGACAGCCAGGGGCGCCGTCCCCGCATCTGGATCCGTTCGTGGATCTGCTTCCAGGCTTCGTCCAGCTTGCCCTGGAAGTCGGCCGACCGGGTGATCGGCTGCTGCCCCGACGGCTGCGTCGGGTTCAAGCTTGACTCGACGGCGAACAGATCGGCGTCGGTCACGACCGGGTACAGCTGGCGGTACACCAGCGACGCGGCGTTGCGGAACCGGTGCGTCTTGCCGGCGATGACGAGGTCCCAGCCGATCACCCAGCCGTCGCCGAACTGCTGGTCGGACACGTCTTCGGAGGCCAGCGTGTACGTGGCGGTCGACCCGGTGACGGTCACGCTGCCGGACGCGACCTCGAGGTTGGACGGGTTGTACACGGTGCACGTCGACCCGGATGCGGTCGGCGCCACAAGCGCCCCAGCCCGGTAGATCGGGCAGGTGAGGACGCCCCCGTCCGCGCGGACGATCGTGTCGTTCGCGGCGAAGCGGGCGGTGTACAACGTGTCGGTGATCAATCAGCCCTCGTACAGGGTGAAGGACTCGAGCTGGCACTCGTTGTCGGCGTGGGCCGCGCTGAAGGTCGCGGTGATCGCGATGGCCACGGCTGCGGTGGTGTCGACCGTGTAGACCTTCGCGAACACCTTCGGGCTGAGGGTGCCGGTCGCGTCGGCGTCGATGGCCCAGCCGGACACGATGATGGTGGCCGCGGCGCCGATGCCGCGGGACACGATCTCGAAGTCGATGACGGAGACGTCATCGTCCACCTGGTTCACCGCGGTGCCGGTCCAGACGGTGGTGCCGCCGATCGTCAGCTTGAGGGTCAGCGTGTCGGTGCCGTTTTCGTCGACGGACCGCACGACGGCGCGGCCCTTGATCACCTTGCCCTTGGCGAGCGCGCCGACCGGCAAGCTGTACGAGATCAGGTTGGTTTCCGCCGCGGTGTTGACGACGGGGGTGCCAGCGGCGCCGGTGGCGCCAAGGCAGTAGAGAAGCGCGAGATTCATGGACCTATCCTCCGTTTTTCTTGTCGTACGACCGATGCTGCACGACGCTGGCCTCGCGGCTCACGCGCTGGGCGACATCCTTCGGGACTCCGTGCTGACGCATCCGCTCGTAGGCGGCGCGCTCGGACCCCGCGCGGGAGTTGTGGTCCGTGTTCGGCTTGAGCGGCTTACTCACGCGCGCCTCCCTTCGGCCTGATGTTGCGCTTGGCCTCGGCGCCGGCGGGGGTCTCGGGGACCTCCAGCGACGGCAGGGACGGCGACGGCTCGTTGGGGGCGGCGGGGGGCGGCTCGACCACCTCGGGAGTGAGCGCAACGTTGCGCTCGTCGTCCTCGGCCAGCGGCGAGGGCGCGGCGTTGAACGACGCCGGGTCGGCGGCCAGGTCAAGTTTGGCGCGCCGGTTCAACTCAGCGTCGATGACGCGCACGTCGGAGAAGAAGCGGGCCGCGCGGTCCTCGTCCTTGGCGCGCTGGTGGTTGCGGCCCTGGCGGTACAGGCTGTTCCGCAACGCCTGGAGGACGGTCACGGAGGGGGGCGCGATAACGCCCAGGTCGATCAGCTTCTGCCAGAACGCGATGTACTGATCGTGGTCGATGCGCATCGACGAGCTGCCGGCGTAGGTCACGCACCAGAACGGCAGCCAACAGAACTCGCTGTGCTGCTTGAGGTAGCTGGTGCCGGCGCCCAGCACCGCCAACGGGATCACGGTCCAGCCGCGGTCCTCGGCGGACGCGCGGGCGCGGGTCGCGTTCGGGCGGTTGGTGTTCTTGTCCAGGGTGACGTTGGACGTGCCGCCACCGAGATGGATCTCGGCGGGGCACGGAAGGATCGCGCGACCGTCGTACACCTCCCAGCGGTCCGGACGAACCTTGAACAGCACACCCGGGTTGCGGATGAGCGTGGTCTTGGGGGCGACGTCGCCCTGTCCGAACGGAGAACCGGACGTGCCGAGGTTCTCCTGCAGGTTGTTCATGCGCACGGCGGTCATGGAAACTCCGATCAGAGCTGGCTGATGAACGTGGTGCCGAAGTCGTCACGTCCCTCGGTCGCCGCCAGCCAGGCCGCCGAGATGTAGGAGGTCTTCCCGCGACGGCCGTCGCGGTCCTTCTCCAGCGAGACGAGCCCGGCGATGGACACCGCCCCGTCGACGTCCGACAGGTCGGTGGCCCCGTCACCCCACACGATCGCCCCGCGACCGAAGATCCCGCCCTTGTAGTTGGACGTGGACGGACAGTCGGAGTGGGTCACGATGTCGGTGCCGAGGAAGTTGCCCTTGTAGTTGCTGCCCAGGCGCTGGATCAGCTCCTGGGTGCCAGCGATCCACCCGTTGGTGGAGCCGACGAGCTCGGCGCGGAGGTGACCGAACGCGACCGGGTGGAGCAGGGACAGGAGCGGGCCGCGCACGCCGCGGGCGTCGCAGTCGTTCTGCCCGGCCACGAAGGTCGCGAGCGACAGGTCCGCGGAGCCGGTGCCGACGGTGTTGCTGAACCCACCGGCGAGCGGCGCGATCTTGGCCGCGAGGGTCTCCATGTAGGAGCCGAGCGCGTCCTGCGCGAGCATGGGCACGTTGATGATGCCGGCCGGGTCGACGATCTTGGCGATGTCGGTGGCCGTGCGCGCGAGACCGTGCCGGACCGGCTGCAGGTCGACGGTGTCGATCGTCAGCGCGGTGTCGGCGATGGCGACGCCCTCACCGACCGGGCTCATGCGGTCGTACCCGCCCCAGCCCACGAAGGCCTGGCGGAGGACGTCGGTGCCCTTGCCGTTGATGCTGCCCATGTAGAGCAGCGCGGGGTGCATGGGGAGGCTGCCTGCGGAGAGCAGGTTGATCAGCTCTCCCCGGACAGCGGCCTGGACGGCGAGATCAGCGAACGCGGCGAGGTTGATGATCATTGGCGGAATCCTTCGACGAACCGCGCATCGCGCGGGTGTGTGTTCGTCGGGCTTCCGCTGTCTGAGACGCTCGCGCGTCCCCTGGGTTGCGACCCCGGCCCTGATGTGGACACCCTACCTCAACGTTGACGGATCCGTCAACGTCGACCGGCTGCGTTCGCTGCAGCTCGGGTGGCCAACGCACGCGCCGCCGCGAGGTCGGCAGGGTTGTTGGTGGTGCGAGCCTTGGCGTACGCCGCGTCGATCATGTCCCCGGTGATCGTCTCACCGGCCGGCGCCGGAGAGGGCGGAGGCGGCGGCGGAGGCGGCGCCGCGGTCGGAGTGCCCGGGGGCGCGGCCGGAGGCGCGGCTGGCGGCGTTCCTGGCGGCGCTGCGGGCGCTGCGGGCGGGGCCGGAGGCGTCGCCGGGGGCGCGGCGGGCGGCGGCGTGCCGGGCTGCAGCAGGGCGCGCAGCGCGGGGTGGCCGGTCGGCGACGCGAGCTCGCTGCGGACCCAGTCCGCCAGAGGCGGCGCGTTCTGCTGACGAGAGTGCAGCAGCTGGGCGATCGCGGTGCCGTCGTCGGTCACGATGCCGACCCGCGCCAGGTCGCGCGCGGCAGAGGCGGCGGCGAGCTGCTGTGCCACCTGGTCGAACTGCTGGATCTTGGGCTCGTACTGGGCCAGCTTCGCCTCGGCGGCCTGCATCCGTCCGTTGACCTCGTCGAATCGAGCCTTGGGGATGTAGTCGGGGTTCACGGGCGGCGGGACCGGAGGCGTCCCCGGCGGCGCGGCGGGCGGAGTGGCCGGCGGCGGATCAGCGTAGCTGGCAAGGTGCTCGCCGCGCACGGACGGCAGCGCATCGCCACGCGGGAGGAACACGCCAAGGGACGGCGACCAACGGAGCTTCATGGGGCACTCGGGGGTTGGGTGGGGACGATGATGGGGGCGGACACGATGCGGCCGGCGATCTGGCGCAGCAGGTCGGGCAAGCGGGAGGGATCGATGGTGCCGGCCTCGGCCTGGGCGACCAGCGACAGCAGCTCGCTCGGCAGCGGCGCGGACTGGATCACGGCGCGCTCGGCGGCGATGCGGCGCAGCTCGACGATCGCCGCCTCCCGCTTGAGGCCGGGGTGCTCGCGCATGTAGACGTCGACCGGCGACAACGTGCCGCGCGTGATCCCGGCCTGGACTTCGGCGCGGTCCTCGGCGCGTTCGTCGGGCGACGGAGGCAGCGACGCGTACCGGAGTTCGTAGCCGTCGTCGGGTAGCTTGATGCCGTTCACCGTCCCCAGCATGGCGGCGACGCGCCGCATGATCGCCCGGTCGCCACGGCTGAACACCGGCGAGAACCGACGCTGGGCGGCGCGTTGCGCCTCACGGCTGACGGCCAGGGCGTACCCAGACCGCGGGTCGCCCGACGACCGCGTGGCCTCAAGGCCCGGCACGTCGGCGAACATGGTCTGTTCGTAGGCTGAGATTGCCTCTTGAAGCTTGGCGGGGTCCGAGCTGTTTTGCCATTGCCCGGCAGATGGCTGCATGCCCTCTTCGACCGCCTCAAGTTGCAGGACCATGGCGGGGTCGGCCGTCACGCTTTCGCGGGCGCTGGCTCCATGACCGGCCGTCGTACTACCGGACGGTTTAGCGTTGATCGTCCAGCGTTGCGGCCACGACGCGTTTCTGACGCTATGTCCGAAGAACGTCCACAACACGCCGACGCTCAGCGTTCCGTCGACAAGTTCTCGGTTTTCGAACGCATCCCACAGTCGGCCAGTCCGGCTGGCGTGAAAGATCACGTGCTGGATGTACGGGCGGTTGTCCGAGAACCGAAACGGGTACTGATCTCCACTTCGACGCGTGCCCGCGATCTCGCGGCGCTGGGCGTCCTCTCGGTGGTACGACGGGGCCTCCGGGTTGCGCACGTCCCAGATGTCCCATCCCCACTCGCCGTTCCTCAGCGACGCCTCGGCGAGCCACACCGGCTCGTCGGGGTGGTCAGGGTTGGCGCGGGCGCACACGAGGTCGGGCGACACCAAACGGAACAGGATTTCGCGCTTGCTCTCGTCCTCGTCGTTCACGATCTGCGGCACGACAAGGACCTCGCGCATCCCGATGCAGTCGCGCTGGGCGCGCTGCATGATCTGCCAGTATCCGGCGTGCGTGAGCGCTTCGGACATTTCCATCGCGGCCGGCTCGCTATCAGGGTGGATCACCACCGCGGGCGCGTCGTAGAGCGCGGCAAGCGCCACCGCCACGGATCTGAACGGGTTGCGCCGGATATCGACCTCGCCCCAGGCGTCGCGGCGGGTGTCTCCCAGTTCCTTCAACACACGCGCCTCAAGATCGCGCTTCCACTGGCCCTCGAGCATCCGCTTGCGCAGCGCGGTGTGCTCCCACCGGTCCATGTCTTCGTCCAGGTACGGCATGGGCTTGCCCAGCACGTTGTCATTCATGGGTCACCGCACATGGAGATCCCTCCGCTCGTAGTTGCGTCGCTTGAAGATCAGGGGATCGAGCGCGTAGCGAAGCGCGTCGATCGGGTCCTTCCAGTCGTCGTCCGCCATGTTCCACCGGTCCATCGCGTCGATCAGGCGACGGCACCGAGGGTTGATGATCAGGTTGTTCCGCACGGTCTGGTACCAGAGCCACCGGGCGCCGGTGGACACGGAGCCCGCGCCGCGGTCCTGGCCGCGCTTCACAGTGCGGATCTGTGGCACCAGGTCCTGCTGGGGGACGCGGAGCAGCCGCGCCAGCTGGCCCATGAGGTCCTTGTTGGACTTCTGCTGGGCGCTGCCGGGCATGTGGACACGGTCGCCGTGGGCCATGGCCAGGTCGGCCCACCGCAGGTCGTTGCGGTCGAGCATCGCCAGGACGCCCTCGGCGTCGTCCTCCACGGTCGCAGAACCGGTCGGGTCTGCGTACTCGTCGAACACCCAGACGCGCGGCCAGCCCTCCTGTTCCTCGACGCCCACCAGAAGCACGATCTGCTTGCCCGGCTTCGTGCCGTAGTCGATGCCCAGTAGCAGCTCGACCTCGCCCTCGGGGACGTCGTCCCGGACGTGCCCGTCCGCCCCGCTCGACCGGAACTTCGTGAAGTACCGGTCCGTGATCCGCATCTCCCACTCGCCGTGGATGCGGACCGGGACCTCGTGCTCCGGGGTCTCGGCGATGATCTGTTCGATCCACCGAGCGTCGCACGGGGTGCCGTCCTTCAGCCGGATCGGCTCCGTCTCGCCGACGGGGATCAGCGCGGCCGGCGTGAGCCGGACGTGGATGTCCTGGATCTTGCCCTTGGCCGCTCGGTCGCGGATCCAGTCGACCGGCGCGCCCACCGGCGTCATCGTGATCGACACCCAGCCGTTGCTGGCCTGGACGCGTTTCGCGACCTCGCTGTAGGTCGACTCGTCGTGCGGCGGCTCGTCGAACAGCGCGCCCTTGATCGAGGCGCCCGCCAGGTCCAGGGTGTCCTGCCCGGTCGTCTTGAACCGGATCACCGAGTAGCCGCCGGTGGGCTTGTGCCTCACCAGGATCGTGGGCGGCTTCCCGGAGAAGCCGGTGTCCTTCCGGTACTTGGTGTTCTCGTGGATGCTTGCCTTGTCGAGCAGATCCCAGAGCTTCGTCTGGATCGCCAGCGACTGGGACCAGGACGCGCAGCAGATCCAGTACTCGCCCGGCTCGTTCTGCCCGTAGTTCCGGAACGGGTGCCGTCCCTCGGCGTGCCACAGCAGGTCGGACAGCCCGACGGTGGTCTTCCCGATCGACTGGTTCCCGCCCCGGTACAGACGGAAGCGATCTTGGCTGCGGAGGTAGGCGTCCTGTCCGGGGAGCCAGGCCATCCACCGCGTCGGGTCCGCCTCGCGACGGGTACGAGCTGCGCGCGCGACCCGAGCGCCGGAGCGCGTCGCGTCGGCCGGAGCCCGCGCCTTGGCGGACGTGCGCGCGGTGGGTGGCCGCACTCATCGGCCCCCTTCCGAGGCCACGAGGCGCGGTCCGGCGAACTCGCCGAGCGCCTTGGAGCGCACGTGGGCGGGCAGCTTGCGGAGCTCCTCGACCAGAAGGGCGGCGATCTCCTCGGGGTCGAGGTCGGCGTACGGGTCGGTGTTGTCCCGGCCGGCCTCGATCGCGTTGAGCTCCTTGATGGCCAGCAGCTCCAGGCGGTTCTGCGTGGAGACTGCGGTGTACGCGCGGTCCTTCCGCGCCGTCGCGAGGTCCTTTCGGATCTCGACGATCTTCGCGCGGATCCGGTCGGCGTGATCCTCGTTCTCGTGCGGCGCGATCTGCTTGGACCGCTTGTCAGAGCCGGCCACGGCGCCCTCCATCACGGCGGAATCCCGTTTTCACCCGGCCGGGCGCGCGCGAAACTGGACAAGCTTCGC